AATAAAATATAAATAATAAATAGGACTTTATCCCGTTTGAGTTCTTTAAAAAAAGTTATTATTTTTTGAAAAAATTGAATCAAAAATTTGATTATCAAGAAATATAAACTTTTTCATAACGGCGCCACGGTGTAAATAAATATTATTTACATAATTTATAATTAAATAATTTCATTTTTTTAGAGTATTTATACTTATATTATAATATTATAATATTATAATATTATAATATTATAATATTATATTATATATAGATTGAAATTAATGAAAGATGATTATAAAGATATTCTAAATAGTATAAAATCGGATAAAAAAAATTTTTTAAATAATAATGAATATACTGATACGTATTATGAATTAGCTAATAAATGGAGAATGTTACCTATTTATACTAATAAAAAAACTACTAAAACATTTTTCGATTTATTAAAATCAAAACAAGTAATATTAATTACATCTGGTACAGGTAGTGGAAAAACTGTTATAATACCAAAATTTATATTAAAATACATAATAGATAATAATATTCCCGGTAAAATAGCAATAACTAACCCAAAACAACTTACTACAAAATCAAATGCTGTTTATGCAGCAAAAACACTCGATGTAACTTTAGGAGAAGAAGTTGGATATAAATATAAAAATTCTTCAACAGATTCATATAGTAATAATACTCGGTTATTATATTTAACCGACGGTACTTTATTATCTATTATGGTTAATCTTGATAAAATATTATCAGAATATTATGCTATAATAATAGACGAGGCGCATGAGAGACAAATACAAATAGATATATTAATGTTATTAATAAAAGAAATATTGCATAAACGCCCGGATTTTAAATTAATAATTATGAGTGCTACAATTAATTCAGAAGTATTTAAAAATTATTTTAATATTGATGGAATTAATTACGGGGAATTAGATATATATGATTCAACCAATTATGAAATTAAACATAATTGGAATGATACTAATATTAATATATATAATTACTTACAATCATCAATTAAAATATGTAATAAACTACTACCATTATCAGAAGATATATTAGTTTTTGTACCTACGCAAAAAGATACTATTGAAGGTTGTAAATTAATTACCGATAAAAATAAAAAATTATACTGTGCTGAAGTTTATTCTAAAATGACTGATAATAATAAGGAACTAGCGATAAGTAAAGATATGTATAAATCAAAAGGTAAATATGATATGAAAGTAATATTTTCAACTAATGTAGCCGAATCATCTATTACATTTGATGGTTTGAAACATGTCATAGACACCGGATTAGAACTAGTTAGTGAATTTGACTCAAAGTATAATATGAATGTGGTAAAAAAAGATTTTACCACACAAGCACAAATAAAACAACGTATTGGTAGAGTAGGTAGGACTGCGCCCGGGACAGCGCATCATTTATACACGGAAAAATTATATAATGAATTGACCAAATATCCAAAACCTTCTATATTAACAACTGATTTAATAGGACATACTTTATCAATGATTAAATATTATAAAACAATAAATGATTTTATGGTTGCGAATAATAATATGATAACACCACCTACGGAAGATCAAATACAAAACTCGTTACATAAATTAAAATTTATACAGTGTATTAAAGATTTAGAAGATACTTCTAATGGAATTTTATCAGCAATTGGGGTAAATATTCTTAAATTTAGATCAGATAATGTATTATTAATTTTAGGTATTATAATGAGTTATTATATGAATTGTCAACCAGAGTTTATAATTATATCAGCTATGTTAGAAGTAATTGATGGAAAAATAGAGTCTTTATTTACAACTACTGATAAAAAAAAATTAAGTAAATTTAAAACATCATCATATAAAAATTCCGATCATTTGACACTATTAAATATTTATAGTTTATATAAAGAAAAAAGATATCAATATTTAAATATAGCTACTTTTTTAAAAATAGAAAATCAAATACGGTTATTCACAAAGTATGCTAATAATATAAAACCAAAAAGATATGATTATATACATGAAAAATATAATCTTATTAATATAAAATTATTTGAAAATAATGACTTAAATATATTATATGTCTTGTATAAATCTCATTTATACAATATTGCTACAAATAAAGGAGAAACTATAAATTTTATAAATAATTCTAAAGCAAATATTAATTTTTCTCCAATTACATCTGAAAAAAAAAATAATTCAGGTATGTATATATTTAATAATTTAGTACATTTATTTGGTAAAAAAGTATTTAGATGCGTAACATTAATACCTGATTTATTTATAACAAAATAAAAATATTAATTAATTATTATTATAATAATAATTAATTAATATATATATTAAATTAGTTTAATAATTATTGAGATTCGTTATCTTCTTCGTTATCATCTTCTTCTTCCTCCTCTTCTTCATCATCTTCATCTTTACTTTTTTCTTTATTTATAATAGTCTGAACAGGAATAACTTTTTCTTCTTCTTCTTCTTCTTCATCAATAAACCCAGATGTATCTTCCATAAAATGTTTCATGCTTTCAGTTGTATTTTCAGGAACAACTACTTTTGCTTTAATTAATTTAAATACAATACCGTATTGAGGATTTTTAATAGTTGGTGGATTATACCATAGTTTAGATAACTGTATTATTGGTGTAATGTCTGATCTAAATTTTATATATTTACAAATATCATTTACCGTAACTATATTATCAATTGAAATAAATTTATTATTTTCTTTTACCATAACTCCAGTTATTACTTCATTTGATGGATAATTTAAAGCAAGTTTTAATTTTATATATGGTAATTTTTTACCATATTTCGATACTTTATCAGGTTCTTCTTCTTCAGGTAATCTATATATTGGTTGATATTCATATTTTTTTTTACCAGGAAATAATTTATTTTTATATTCATCAGATCCATAAAAATCATCCATTTTTTTAAATACATCACATATTTTTTTAATTTTAGGAATATTTTCATCTAATGGCAATCTAAGATGTGCTCTAGCTTGTTCATCTTTATGATAAGCTTCATTAAAGTCTGGGATACCATACATAGAAATATTTATTTTTTCTAATTGTATCATTAATTGTGTAGATTTAGAATTTTTATTTATATATCTAGGAAATAACATTTTTTGATTTTTAGATAATTCTTTAGTATCTTCGATAAATGATAATTTAGAAATATCAAAATCATTAATAAGAATAACTTCTGGTTTAGAATTAGACGTTAAATTAGAATTAGTAGACATACGTTTTTATGATATATATATATTTTATACTCTTATATATATATTTTTCATTTTTTTTTATGTTATTATTACGTATTTATATATATATCTAAGTCGATAATATATATAATAGTTTATATGGATAATACGTTCGAGAATTTAAAGTTAAATAATAATATATTAAAAGGAGCTTACTCATATGGGTTCATAGAACCATCAAATATACAAACAAAAGGAATTAATATTATTAATACTAATAAGGATTGTATTATACAATCAAAATCAGGTACTGGTAAAACTGGTGCATATCTATTGGGTGTATTAAATAAAATGAAATCCAATAAAGTATTACAGGGAATTATAATCACTCCAACCAGAGAATTATCCACTCAGGTTTTTTCAGTTGCTGTAGAATTATCCAAATTTACCGATTTTAAAATATCTAAATGCATAGGAGGGACTGATACGTTTTTAAATATTAATGAAGTAAATAATACAAATTTAATTATAGGAACATTAGGTAGAATACATTCTTTATTAATATCAAATAATATTTCATTAAAGTACATAAATTTTATCGTATTGGATGAAGTAGATGAACTAGTTGTTAATGGTATTAATGATGATTTAAAATTTATTTTAAATAACGTTAAGAAGGCGCAAAAAATATTAATTTCAGCAACAATAACAATTAATGTATTTAATGTAGGTAAAACATTTTTAATTGACCCAATTAAATTATTATTAGAAGAAGAAGAGGTTATTGTTGATTTAATATCACAATTCTATATAGATGTTGATAACGAAGACCAAAAGTACGAGGCTTTACTCGATTTATATAACTTAGTTTCTACATCACAAGCCATAATTTTTTGCAATACTATAAATACAGTAATCTGGTTGAAAGAAAAATTAGAAAAAGATAATTTTCCTATAATAGCAATACATTCTTCAATTTCTCCATCTGAACGAAATACAATTATTGAAAATTTTAGAAATGGTGTAACTAGATTATTATTAACTACTGATTTATTAGCAAGAGGAATAGATGTACCTAATGTAAATATGGTAATTAATTATGAATTACCATATAAAAAAGAAACATACATACATCGAATAGGTAGATGTGGTAGATTTAATAAAAAGGGTATTGCTATAAATATATTATTGTTAACAGATAATTCAAATATAAGATTTATACAAAAATTAATACATGATTATAATATAGATATTAAAGAAATGCCTGATGTATTGGATACTTTTTTATAAACAATTATTTTTTATATGGTATAAAACAAGATATTTTATTTATTTCATGTTTTATTATATCTTTCATAGATGCTTCTTCTTCTAGTGGTATAAAAGTTATTCTACTAATTACATTATTAGTATATTCTGAATTATATATTAATTCCGTATCTAATAATAAATTAAACGCTCCAGTCCCTCCTTGGAAAACTCTACCTATTGCTATTCTAGAACTTACTGATTTAATTGGGTCAGATTCATTAAATATGGCAGCATTAACAAAATGATCCATCTGTTGTTCGAATGATACTTTAGATATAGGCGCGGATTCTATTTTATTTAATCCATGTCTATCCATTGAAATTATTTCCCCAAGATAACACATTTGGTCTATTAATATTGACAAATGCGTAATATTAATATTAGATTCTTTATAAACTGCATTAAATTCATAAATTAACATTTGACGAGCAGCCTCTATTCCATAGAATCTAAAAATTGTATTTATATCATTACAAGTTGACCTATTTATATCAATACCTTTAATATATTTAATTTTTTCAAAATTTATACCAGACGTATATGCTAATTTTTCATTTTTAATAACAATACCACCTGTACTTTTATCAATATCTATAAATCTTTCCTCTTGTATATCAATGTTATTTATATTTTCTATTCCTTTGAGTATTATATCATCGCATGTTATTTTTAAAAAAGCTGTTATAATTTCATAACTAAATTTATACATACTAAAACGTATATGTATATAGTGATCTTGATCTTCTTCTGAATTTGATAATATTACACATTTGTTTATTTTAGATATTACTGATTTATCATTTTTTTTAAGATTTTTTAAATTAGTATAATATTTATTCCAATAACTTATAAATTTTATTTTTATATCCAATAAAGTTATTTCTTTTGATATAAGTTTTTCCGTATCTAATTTAAATCTAAATACAAATGGTAATAATGATAAATCCGATTGATTATTATTAACAAAAAAAGGATTATCTACATTATCATTTTTTAGTAATAAATTTAAACCATCATTGGTTTCGATATCATAATATATTTCAATATTTGATAACAAAGATCTAATGGTCAAATACATAAAATTACTTTTAATTTTATTTATCATATCAATATCATTTTTATAAGAATCTATAAAATAAATTGTCATACTCGGAGTTTTTATATTTTTAGAATAATGTAATAATTCTTGAATTCTACTTACTCCCATATTCGCAGAACCTTTGGTAGCAGATCCTGCAAAATGTTTCGTATTAAGAGTATTGTGAACAATCATACCATCATTTATCATAAATGTTTCATTTCCAGGAACCGTAAAATCGTAAACATATTCATCAGGGTTAGGTGAATATATTTTTATATCTATTATTTCGTCCCATATTACATCTGAATTAATTGCTTGTTTTAATATTTTAATTTCTTTATCAACTATAAATATATTATGATTTTTTTCAAGATTATTTACAAACTTAATTATATTTTCTCTATCAATACCATTATAATTAATATCTATAAAACAATCTACTTCACAAATATCTAATTTTTCATAACAATTTATCATGATTTTCCTAATTTCATTTATTTTATCTATGCCGTTTGTATCGGTATTAATATTTTTATTAAAAATTATAATATTATCTAACTTTTCTGATAAAAGTATAGTACCTATACTTTTTTTATAAGTATTCAAAAATTTATCCATAATTTTTAATGTATAATTTTTATTATTAAAGTCGTTTTTTATTATTATACTAAAAATACCAAAGTAGTTTAACAGTACCGAAATATCATTAATTATATTAAAACAATCAGTATTTAATTGAAATGATTCATCTACATTACAATCAAAGTATGATTGTAGTAAACCAGATTTAAATGTATTTGGTGATATAAATGAAAACTCTGGGATATTTTGTTTATTTAAATATTTATTAATAATTTCAATTAATATTGGACTATTTATCTCGATTTGTAAAATATTACTATCATAATAACTTTTTTTAATTAATACTATATGTCCATTTATTTTATTAATAAATGATTTAATATTATCTATAAAAATAATAGGAATATTAATTAGATAAATATTATTATTGATATTAAATCCTTTTGATATATATAATCCTATAAACCAACCAAATAAATAATCTAATATATAGTCCGTTCCAGAAATATTAAGATTATTAACATAATAAATATTTTCAATCATTTTTGATATAGGAATCCGCATTCCTAATTTTAAATCTAGTCCTTTTATTGGTTCTACTGATTGGTTTTTTCTAATTAAGTGAGAATGGCTCAATGTAGTGTTGGCGGTTCTACCGCTTTTAGTAGTTACTGTAATCATATCCCCATTAGGAGGATGTCTACTTATATGAGATATTTTATTCCACCTGGTTTTTTCAAATTTATCAACACCTAAAATAAAATACTCACAATTTAATTTTGTAATATCTGTTTCAATGCTGTTTATATGATTTTTTAATTTATATGTTAATTTCTCATTATTTTTAATAATTTCATCACAAAAAATACCAATTTCGTTAGAAATTAACTCCAAACTTCCATTAAAACACTTAATTATTTTAATTGTAGAATCTTTTGAAACACTTAATTGAGATGTAGGCTCTCCGATAGATTGTGCTGCTATAACACCAACCATTTCACCAGGTTGTATTATTGCTCTCATAAAATTATTACATACCTCTAACATTAATTTATCGAATTCAACTTTACTTAAGCCGTAATCAAATATACATTTTTTTGGACATAAATATTCATATAATATAGCTTTTAGTAAAAATTTAATATTTATTTCATCGTTCTTCATATATTTATCATTTTTATTCACACATATCAATAATCTGTTTTCTTGATTATACAAAAAATTATCAATTTCTTCAATAATGTATTGTGGTTTTAATTCGATGTGTGTTTTAGATTTTGTATAATCTTGTATTATTCTATTTATATTTATAGGCAGCATAAATTCATCTTTATAATTTTTATAATTCATAGTAACTCTTAATTGAATACATCTAATTTCATCTCTATATTTTTTTAAAGTAGTGTAAAATATATCATTAAATTTTACTAGTTCTTTATGATCTATTTTTATTTTTTTAGATATTTGTTCAATTTCTGATGGCGTTAATACAAAATTATTCTTAATTTGAGCGTTATCCATTTTTAGCATAGTAGATACTGTTTCCGTTTGAACCGTTTGACTAATTCCATTACCTCCATATAATAATTGAATTATTATATTTTTAGAATTTCTGTTAGTATTATCATATCTTATTGTTATATCTTCAAGGCCTTTTACTAATTGACATTGAATATATCCAGTTTGAGCTGTTTTAATCGCTGTATCTATTAATCCTTCTCTTCCAGCTGATGCATTTATAAAAAATTCAGCACCTGTTAATCCCGTTAAATAAGAACTTTTTATAAACCCTCTGGCTTCTGGGGTATTGTCAAATTTATGATAATATATAAGAGTTCTATCATTATTTTTTTTTAATCTATTTCCTGAAATAATTTGTTGTCCGATTACGCCACTTACTTGGGCTATATTGGTTAAATCTCCTCTAGCTCCTGATTTAACAGCTATTGAAAAGAAATTATCGTCATCTAATTTTTTTATTAAAATTTGACCGATATTAGCTTGTATTACATTTAATGATTCTGATAATTTTGCGTCTATCTGATCATTATCATAATATTCTCCATTATTTTCATATTGGGTTAAATCATATAATGATTGTAATAATTCTGTATTTATTAATGTTTGAATTTCATTATTTGTAATATCATCAATTATAACATCTTTAAATCCAATAGTTTGACCAGCTTGTAATAAATAATTTAATATTAATCTTTGGGTGTCGTCTATAAACGCTCTTGTTTTTTCAGCACCGTATTTATTCCATACGAAATGAATAATTGAATTTTTGGAAAAACTTAATAATGATTTATTCAAAACACCTTTTATAAATTTACCATTTACAATTTCACAAATTATTTTTTCATCGTTTTTTTTAAGTATATTTAAATGTTTTTGTAATATAAATGAAAATAATTCATTACCTGTATAATCTTTTGTTATATCTATATCATATTTGAATCCACATGTAGTATTGCATAATATATTGGCTGCGTCTATTCCTTTTATTTTATTTTTTCTTATAGATAACATATAAGCGCCCGACAAAGTGTCTTGCTGGCAACCAATTATTGGACTTGAGTTTTTTGCACTTATGATTTGGTATTTTACATTTGCTATGAATTCAATTTCGTTTCTAGCTACTATAGATTGACCTAAATGTAAATTCATTTCATCCCCATCAAAATCGGCATTATATGGTTTACAAACAGATACATTTAATCCGAAAGAATTAATATCATAATTATCGATTACACGGACCATATGTCCCATCATGGAAGGTTTATGTAAAGTAGGTTGTCTATTAAATAAAATAAAATCTCCATTTATCATATGTCTTTCAACTATATCACCCATTTTTAATATTATTTCTTTTTTTCTATATTTTAAATCAACAATTTGCATATCTTGATTACCATCTATAAATGTAGATCTTATAATAAAATTAGCACCAGGGTATTTAGTTCTGCCATTGTTTACCAACCTAGATAATTTTTCTATATTTTGAACAGTTACTTCTTCTGGTATGGTTAGTTCCATGGCTATTCGTTTAGGAACCCTTAGTTTATCGCTATCTATATAAGGATCTGGAGTAATTACCGTTCTTGCTGAAAATTCTACTCTTTTTCCCATTAAGTTAGATCTAACTCTTCCCATTTTCCCCTTAATTCTTTCACTTATTGATTTTATATTTTTACCACCTATTTTAAATTCTGATCTAGGGAGATTAATAGAATTATTTTCATAATATAAAGCTACATGCAATTGTAATAAAGTATAATACAAATCATCTTTATACGCTAACTGAATTTGATCAACATTTTGCGCATCTCTCTCCAATTGTTTTTTTACTCTATTATTAAATTTTATTATGTCAGATATTTTTTGTGTTAATCCATCTTCCATTGTAGCAGCTGTCATAAAATCTATTTTTTTACTAGGTCTAATTATTACAGGAGCTATTGGAAAAACACTAATTATCAAATCTTCAGGACGCTGTATTTTAGGATTAAATCCCAATAATATACTATCCTCATCTGATATATTTTTTAATATATTGAAACAATCAGCAGCTGATAATATTTCTTTATTTTTTTTAGCATTTGCATTTTCATATATTTTATTATTGGAATCTGTATACGAAACAACAGTTCCATTATTAGGCGTTTCTAATAAAATTTTTATTGAACCATTATCTTCTTTCGGATCTTTTTTAATTTTTGGTACTATTATACCACATGTATTACAAGTAATTACTTTTTTTGATAAACTCTTAATATCTTTAAATCTGCTTTTCAATGTTTTTGATAATAAACGTTTTATTAAAGTATTTGATTTATTAATTAATATGTTTGAACATTTTAAACAAATACATTGTAAAACATCTCGTAAATGTTTTAAAAACCCGTAATGAAAAACCGGAGTTATTAATTCAGTATGTCCGAAATGACCTGGACACGAAATTGTATTTTCACCACATGTGGAACATTTTAAATATATATCACATGTCCCGAGTCGTAAATCTACCAATCCTCCTTCTTTAGGTTCATAATTTTCATAAGATTCAGCTAACGTAATTCCTAAATCTTCCGTGATGTGTGAATATTTTTTTACATCTTTATTAGTATAAATGGAAAACTCTATACCGGTGATAAGTTTAACATCTTCGGAATAATAAATTGGGTTTACTGACATAATCTATTATAATATAATAGATTATCTTTATATATAATAAAAAATCATTTTTTATTATATATATAAATGATTTATCGTTATTATATTATATATAATAATGATAAATGAAATGACCGAAGAAATTATTAAAACCCTAATACAAAATATAAAAAAAAGAAAAAATAAAAAACAAATAAAAAACAAAATAATAAAACCGTTGTTTGGATTAATTATTACGATAATAACCCCATATATAATATTATTTTTGTTAATGTATTTAATAATATTAATACCATTGATATTAATATTAATTTCTGTAATTTTTTATAATAGGTGAACATTGATAAATAAAATAATTATAATATACAATAAATTTTATATTTATTATATATATATGAGTAATATAAATATGTTATGCGATAATTTGTTAATATTGATAATAATTATTTTATTTATATATTTATTAAATATTAATACAAATTATAATTTATGTATTAATAATAATCAAAAAATAATATTTATATGTATTATTATAATTTGTTTATCTAAGTTTAATCAAAATATATATAAAAAAATTGAATCCTTTGGGGATAATTATATTAAAACATATCAATATAATAAAACAAATCAAGAAAGTACTAATAATTATCAACCTAATCCAAATAATGAAATTATTAATGGTCCTATAAATAATGGTATTCCTAATAATGAAATTATTAATGGTCCTGTGAATAATGGTGTTCCCAATAATGAAATTATTAACGGTCCTATGAATAATGGTGTTCCCAATAATGAAATTATTAACGGTCCTATGAATAATGGTGTTCCCAATAATGAAATTATTAACGGTCCTATGAATAATGGTATTTCTAATTATAATAAACCTACCCCCAATAATGAAATTATTAACGGTCCTATGAATAATGGTATTCCTAATAATTATCAACCTAATCCCAATAATGAAATTATTAATGGTCCTATAAATAATGGTATTCCTAATAATTATCAACCTAATCCCAATAATGAAATTATTAATGGTCCCATGAATAATGGTATTCCTAATAATTATCAACCTAATCCCAATAATGAAATTATTAATGGTCCCATGAATAATGGTATTCCTATGAATAATGGTATTCCTATGAATAATGGTATTCCTAATTATAATCAACCTAACCCCAATAATGTGTATTACGAAAATACAAATAATACCAATACATCTGATTTAATAATACTTAAATATTATACTTCTTTGATTAATGAATTAGAAAAAAATAAATTAATTAATAAGAATGAAATAAATAATTTAAATATGAAATTAAAACTAAAATTAACTTCAATTAACGATGTGATAAAATCATTAGAAATTTTAAAAAATGATATACCTAATTATAATATAGATAATCAAGTTCCTGATGAATTTTTTAAACCAATAGGGGAAAATTTAAATAAATGGCAAAACGATTATGTTATTTTGAATACAGATAAATGGAGATTACCAATGCCTAAACCACCTATCTGTATAAATAATAAACCATGTATAACATGCCCAACAGATTCAAACAATTATACAGCTCTTAAAAATTGGGATAATTCAAGGCATGTTTTTTAATTTTTATTGAGTTTTATCATATAATATTTTTTTTATTATTTTATTCGAATATACACAATTTTTAAATTTTATAGAATACCATATATCAGAAAAACATCTTATGTACTTATGTTTAATTTTATGCAGTTCTAACATTGTTATATATTTTAATTTTTTGTTAAATTGATAATTTGTTTCTGATATATATTTCATTATAATAATTTGTTTTTTCATATAAGGTATAGTTATATAATCTTTTTCCATAATATTTTATTATATATATAATAAAATATAATGGAAAAAGATTGTGTTTTATATTTAAAAAGATGTTATATTATATAAACTATATAATGATTGGGGGAACCGAAGATAAAAATAATTTAGAATTAAATGATATTAAGAAGCAGGAAGTCGAAACAAAAGATAATTTATCAACCGATATTAAAAAGAAAAAGAAATCGCCAAAAACAGAAGTTAAAGATGATACAAAAACAGAAGTTAAGCCTGATACAAAAACAGAAGTTAAGCCTGATACAAAAACAGAAGTTAAGCCTGATACAAAAACAGAAGTTAAGCCTGATACAAAAACAGAAGTTAAGCCTGA